TGACTTTCCAGCAATCGAATCTAATTTCATAGCACTATCAAAAGACGGACAAACGAAGTACAGCTTGGCCCAAGTTGATGAAGAAAAAAAGATGCTTGTAGGGGCTGCATTAATTCCAAACAAACAGATTTACAGAAAGGATGCAGAAGAAAACGATTACTACGTTTATTTTTCAAAGGACACAGTCAAAAAAGCAGCTTATCGCTTTCTGAAAAGCAATGCACATCACAATCATACTTTGCAGCACGAAAAAGAGATAGATGGGCTTTACGTTGCTGAATCTTGGATTGTTGAAAGTGAGAACGACAAAAGCAAAGATTACGGCTTGAATGTTCCGATTGGAACGTGGATGGTTGCAGTAAAAGTTGACAACGAAAGAATCTGGGAAGACCAGATAAAAAGCGGAAACGCCAAAGGCTTTTCAATTGAGGCGTACTTCGCAAATAAATTAGAAGCAAGCAAGGTAGAGATGGAAAGCTATACTGACTACCCACAAGGGGCTACAAACAACGCCAAACGAGTTCTAAAATGGGCTGAAGAAAACGGCTGGGGAAGCTGTGGCACAGGAGTAGGAAAAGCAAGGGCTAACCAGTTAGCAAATAGAGAACCAATAAGCAGAGATACCATTGCACGAATGGCATCTTTTAAAAGACATCAACAATACAAAGACATTCCCTATTCAGAAGGATGCGGAGGTTTAATGTGGGATGCTTGGGGAGGTTCTTCTGGAGTTAACTGGGCAATAAGTAAGTTGAAAGAGATTGACAGCCTTACTAAAATAGTGGCTGAATCTGAATCCTTTTTAAATGAAATAATATATGAAAAAAGAAAATAAATATAAAGAAGATATTTTAGAGGCAATAGACAAAAACGGTCTTTTTTTCTTTAATGATGTTTTTGCTTATGTATCATTTACACGACAAACAGCTTACAACCATAAGTTGAATGAAGATGAAGACATTATGCACCAACTGGACAAAAGAAAAATAGAAACAAAACATTCTATGAGAAGTAAGTGGTATAAATCCCAGAATCCACTTTTACAATTAGCTTTGTATAAAATAATAGGTGATGAGGAAGAATATTATAGGATTGCAAATGCTAAACAACAGATTGATGCTAATGTTCGACAGGAACAGCCTTTATTTCATATAAATGAAAGTAACGACAACAGTCAAGAAACTTCTTAGATTACGAAATAGAAAAAGGGTAATTCAGGGGGGAACATTTGCAGGTAAAACCTATGGCATTTTATGCGTCTTAATTGATTACGCAACAAAGAATCCAAAGGAGAAGATAACGGTTGTTGCTGAAACTATACCAGCCTTAAAAGATGGTGCTATTTCTCAGTTCATTGAGATTATGGAAAGCACAGGGCGTTTTAATCATAATAGTTATAATAGAAACGACAGGGAATATCGTTTTTTTAATGGTAGCAGCATACAATTCAAGTCTTTTGACAATGTAAGTAAAGCCAAAGCAGCAGGAAAGCGTGAAGTTTTATTCATAAATGAGGCAAACCACATTAAATACACTATTGCCGATGCATTAATGGTTAGGACTACCAAAGCAATTTGGGTAGATTTTAACCCAGATAATGAATTTTGGGCGCATACTGAGATACTGCCAAATGAAGATGCAGAATTTCTTTTGCTAAAGTACACAGATAACGAAGGTTGTCCAGCTACTATTGTAAAGGAATTAGAGCAGCGTAAAAAATGGAGTAAAAAAGATGCCTATTGGAAAAATTGGTGTCAAGTTTATATTGATGGCGAGATTGGAAAACTACAAGGTGTTGTATTTAACAATTGGAAACAGATTGAAATAATACCAGAAGATGCAAAATATGTTGGTACAGGATGTGACTTTGGCTATACAAACGACCCATCAACCTTAATTGACGTTTATAAATTAGATCATATATATATATTTAACGAAAAAACGTATCAGACAGGATTGACCAACAACGAAATTGCGGTTATCGCAAAAGAAGATTTTAAAAGGTACATCATAGCCGATTCAGCAGAGCCAAAAAGCATTGAAGAAATAAGGAGGCACGGAATAGAAATAAGAGGGGCTACAAAAGGAAAGGATAGCATTCTTCACGGAATTGATTTACTTCAGCGCTCTGAATTTTTGGTGACATCGCATTCCCTAAATTTAATAAATGAATTAAGAAAGTACAGGTGGCAGGAAGATAGAGATGGAAATGCCACAAATAAACCCATAAATTATTTTAATCACGGCATTGATGCGATGCGTTACTGGGCCAGCAATCACCTTAACAACCCGAACAAAGGTCGATACATTATTTCCTAAAAAGCAACAGCTTTAACCTCTTTTCGTTTTATCTATAGCAAATAAAGCGACTTATGGATAAAAATATAAAAGAAACTATTGGGGAGTACCTTTTAAAATTAGGTCACCAGTTAAGCAATACAGATGAAAACGGTTTAAAGCCAGAAGAAGCTGAAGCTGTTCACACCAAATTAATGTCTGAAGCTACTTTAGAGGATGGAACTACAATGATAGTCACACCATCTGACGAATGGTCAGCAGGAGTTGAAGTGTTTATACAAGCAGAAGAGAATATGCCTTTGCCGGTTGGTGAATATGTATTAGCCGATGGTGGTATGATAGTCGTTGAAAACGATGGAATCGTTGCAAATTATGTTCCAGCAGAATCTGAAGCAGAAGAGGCAGCACCAGAAGTAGAAAGCGAAAATGTAGAACAAGCTGTTGAAACGCAACCAAAAACGGTAACCGAAAGCATCGTTAAAGAAATCAAATTTGAAGAAACTGAAGAATACCAAAAATTGGTAAGTACTATCAGCGAACTAAAAAGCGAGATAGATGACAAGGTTGCAATTTTAGCAAGTTCATTAGAGATTATAACCAACGAAGTTGTTCAATTGTCTAAACCAATGGCTAAATTGAAGCATACTCCAGAGGCTAAAAAAGTAGAAAAAACTACTTTAAGTAAACAAGAATTAGGAAAACTCAGCACGGAAGAAAGAGTGAGATATTACAGAAATAATTTAATTTTTAACAAATAAAATAAAATACCAAAAAAAATGGCAGATTCAATAACAGGTAATTTTGCAGGCGAAAAAGCAGCAGGATATATCTACCCAGCATTACTTTCAGGAAAAACATTAGGTGAAGGTAACGTAACAATTCACGAAAACGTAGCTTACAAATTAAATGTAAGAAATATAGCAGGAACAGCAGCTAACTTTCAGCTTGCAGCTTGTGACTTTGCTGATTCAGGCGATGTAACTATTAATGATACGGTTTTAACTCCAGTTGATTTAATGATTAACAGAACTTTGTGCAAGCAAAACTTTAGAAGCGAATGGGAATCTTTAGAAATGCGAGGAAGAATGTTAGGTCAAGAATTACCTACTTCACTTTTGGACTTTTTCATTGAGAAAAATGTTTCTTTAATTTCAGCACAAATAGAAACTTTACTTTGGACAGGAGCAAACGATGCAACAGGAAACTTCACAGGCTTGGAAGCAAGATTGGCTGCTGATGGAACTGTTAATGATGTAGCAATCGGAGCTGTTGTTATCGGAGCTGATACCATCATTGCACAACTTGGAAGAGTAAGAGATGCTATCCCAAATACTGTATATGGTAAAGAAGATTTAGCAATTTACATTCCTACTTCTATTCAGAAATTTTACATAGCTGCTCAAGCTGCTTTAGGTTACCAAAATCTTTATCACGATGGCGTTACTGGTTTGAACTTTGAAGGTATTCCTTTAAAAGTTGCACCTGGAATGAGTGATGACAAAATGGTTGCTGCACGAGCTGCTGACTTACATTTTGGAACAAACGTAATGACGGATATGGCTGAAGTTAGAGCCTTAGATATGGCTGAACTTGACGGTTCGGACAACGTAAGATTCATTGCAAGATTTTCAGCAGGAACACAGAACACAAACGGTGCTGACATCGTTTTATATTCTTAAAAAACATTTGGAAGGGGCTTTTGCCCTTTCCATTTTTTACTTTTTTAATTCATTAACAAAAAAAAATTCATAAAATATGCCTTGTACAATCGCAGACGGTCGTGAATGGGTTTGTAAAGAGCAGGTTGGCGGTATTGTCGCAGTCTATTTTGCAAATGACATTTTATTAAATACACCAACAGTAATCACAGCAGCAGCAACAGGAACTATTGCAGCGGCTACTTTAGCTGACATTGATGGCGTTGGAACTACAGCAACTTTATACAAATACGCTTTACCAGAATACACGGCAAGCTACACCGAAACTCTAACATCAGCA